GAGGCAGAGATCAGGGCCAACAACGGGGCAAAGTACTGGCAAGCCCTGTACATGCAGAACCCCACCCCTGACGAAGGTTCCACCATCAAGGCCCATTGGTTCAAGCACTGGGAACTGGAGGACCCACCAGAGTGTGACCTGATCATACAGACCTATGACACTGCCTTCTCCACCCGGAGCACAGCGGACTACTCAGTTATTCAGACATGGGGCATCTTTGATTGGCTCACCGTGGACCTAGCAGGAAGAGAATACTTGGCCCCTAACCTTATTCTCCTAGGAAATGTCAGAGAAAGACTGGAATACCCTGAACTCAGGAGGACAGCGCAGGACCTATACGACGATTACCAGCCAGACATCTGCATCATAGAGAAGAAAGCATCAGGGCAAAGCCTGATACAGGACATGAGAAGAGCAGGGCTTCCCGTGTTGGATTACCTCCCAGACCGTGATAAAGTGTCTAGAGTACATGCAATTACACCCATTTTAGAATCTGGGCGCGTATGGCTTCCCAGAGGGAGGGACTGGTCAGAAGATTTGTTTGCAGAGGCCATACAATTTCCCTACGGGAGGCACGATGACCAAGTAGATGCCATGGCAATGGCTATACACTACCTGAAGGAATCGTGGCACCTTACACACCCGGATGATCCTTCCTACGAGGAAGATGAAAGTAAACCCAGAAACAAAAAAACCTATTGGAACTGGAACTAGAGCAAATGGCAATATCCAGAGCAAACATTTCCAGACAACTCAAAGGAGGACGTAAGGTGGCAGCTAAGAAGAAGAAGCAGAAGAAGAACTGGATACCAAAGAACCTGAAGAAGGGAGCCTTGAGAGAAACTCTAGGTGTAAAGGAAGGAAAGAAGATACCTGCCAAAAAACTTGCAGCAGCGGCCAAGAAACCGGGAAAACTGGGACAACGTGCCAGACTTGCCCAAACCTTTAAAAAAATGAACAAAAGGAAAGCTTAGTACCATGGCAGTTGAACGCAATCCTCTGGAAGTAATGGAACCTGAACTCAAGGAAGAGATGCCTGTCTCCAACTTTGATGTCAGGGGAGACAGTCCCTCCATAGAAGCAGAGATGATGGAAGACAACATCATCAACTTTATGCCCACAGATGACGGGGGCGTGGAGGTAGAGTTTGGAGAGATAGAGGAGATGGTGATCTCTGGTCCCATGGGGTCTCACTTTGAGAACCTAGCAGAGCACCTCTCTGAAGAAGACCTGACAGAGATAGGTCAGACTGTCTATGACAGTTACGAGGCAGACAAAGAATCCAGAGAAGAATGGGAGCAAATCTTTGAACGTGGGTTTGACCTCCTTGGTCTCAAGCTAGAAGAAACCACCGAACCCTTTGACGGTGCTTGCACAGCGGTACACCCGCTCCTGATAGAATCAGTGGTCAAGTTCCAGAGCAAAGCCTCTCAAGAACTCTTCCCTGCTGGTGGCCCTGTAAAGGCCCAGATCATAGGTGCCTCTACAATTGAGCGTGAAAAGCAAGCGCAACGTGTCAAGAACTTTATGAACTACCAGCTTACTCAGCAGATGCCCGAGTACTTTGAAGAACAGGAGAGACTCCTCTTTCACCTCCCTGTGATGGGTTCTGCTTTTAAGAAAATTTACTATGACCAACTACTGGAAAGACCAGTGTCAGAACTGGTACCCGTGGACCACTTCTATGTATCCTATAATGCCAAGGACCTCAGAACAGCTGACCGTTACACGCACCTGATCTTCAGGTCTGTCAATGACTACAAGAAAGATGTGGTCTCTGGCATGTACCTAGACATAGACCTAGGCAAGCCCTCTGCTCCTGATATACCAGAGATGACCCAGAAGATGGACGAGATCATGGGCATTGCCTCCTCTGGCATGGACCTAGAAGACCCTCAGTATGTTCTTCTGGAACAGCACTGTTACCTAGACCTACCAGAACCCTATTCTGACCCTGATGGTATTGCTCACCCTTACATTGTCACCATAGAAGAAAAGAGTCAAAAGGTACTCTGCATCAGAAGAAATTATAAAGAGGGAGACCCCAAGCAAGAGAAGAAACTTCACTTTATACACTATAAGTATGTACCGGGTTTTGGTTTTTATGGTCTTGGTCTGATCCACTTCCTAGGCAACCTGACCATGACAGCTACCACTGCCATGCGTTCCTTGGTAGATGCAGGTCAATTTGCCAACCTACCCGGTGGTTTCAAGGCCAGAGGCGTCAGACTGGTGGGAGACAATGAACCAATTTCTCCCGGTGAGTTCAAAGAGGTGGAGAGCACAGGCATTGACCTGAACAAAGCCATCATCACACTCCCTTATAAGGAACCGTCACAGACTCTTATGGCCATGATGCAGTTTGTCATAGGCGCAGGACAGAAGTTTGCCGACTCCACAGAGCAGGTAATTGCAGATTCCAAGAACTCTGGCCCCGTGGGAACCACCATGGCCCTACTGGAAGCCTCTTCAAAGTTCTTCTCTGCCATTCACAAGCGTCTTCACAAGGCCCAGAAGGATGAATTTGAGGTACTGGCCCAGATAAACTATGACTATCTACCCCCTGCTTACCCCTACGAGGTGGTAGGAGGAGACCAAGAGGTGTTTAAACAGGACTTTGACGGGAGAATTGACGTAATTCCTGTCTCTGACCCCAACATTCCCTCCTCTGCACACCGCATGGCACTGGGACAACTGGCAATTCAGCTTGCTTCCCAGACTCCTCCCGGTACTTTTAACATGCCAGCCCTCTACAGAGAGGTGCTCACAGCGGCAAACTTTCCAAACCTAGACGAAATTCTCCCACCGGAGCAAAAACCAGAGCCAAGAGACCCTCTGGCAGACATAATTGCAGCTACCAAGGGCCTCCCCATAGCTGCTTTCCCGGGGCAGAACCACGAAGCTCACATTCAGTTTAAAACTTCCTTCCTGAAGGACCCTGCCACAGGGGCAAACCCCATGATGAAGCAGATTGTACCTGTGATCAACGCCAATATCAGGGATCATATGATTATGAAGTACCAAGAACAGGTACTGGGACTGGTAAAAGCCTCTGGTGTGGCCAATGATCCACAAACCACAGAGATGGTCATGGCCCAAGCAGCAGAAGAAGTGGCAAATGCCAACGCTGCCATGGGAATTGCCCAAAGTCCAGAGCAGCAGATGCTTCTTCTGGAAAAAGAGCGGCTTGAACTGGACAGACAGAAGGCAGAGATGGAAGCTGCCAAGGATTCTGCTGATATTGCTCTTAAACAGATGGACATGCAGCTTAGAGGCAAGGAAAACATGAATGACATGGTGATGAACGTGGGCAAGATGGAGGCAGACGAGCGCAAAGACAACCTCAAAGCTCTGGAAGCCACTGCCCGACTAGAACTGGAGAAACAAAAGCTAGACGATGACTCTGAACTAAAGGCAGCTAATACAGCTATTCAGACTCTTCAGGCTGTTAGTAAAAAATTAGGAGGGTAACGTGGCCACCACTGATAATTTAGGCCCTGTTTACACAGGAATGAGCCAAGATGAGCTTTTAAAGTTAATAGAAGCGGCAAAAGCCACTGTACCCCCTCCTGCAACAGAGGAACAAAAGGAATTTGCACGAAGATATGATGAGAGTCAAGACCCCGGTGGTAGAATACGTCAACAATTTATTAGACCCCCTCGCGGACCAGTGGCCCCTAGACCAAGGCCAAGACCACCTGAAGGACTAATGGCCACTCCTCAAGTACAAGAACCAAAGGAAGAAGCAGATATGTTTGATTTTAGTGCTATAAAAAAATATATAACAGATATGTTTAGTTCTCGTTCTCCCACTTCTCCTGATGTTAAAGTACCTATTAAACCAGAAATAAAAGAGGAAGAGGTAGAGGTAGAGGTAGAGAGTGATGACGGTGGACCAGCTGGTGAGCCTACCCGTGACGATGCTTTTATAAATATAATCAAATTCTATGAAGGAAAACCTATACTGAAAGCCAGAAAACCTGTAAAGGGTGATCCTTATACCATTGGCTATGGGAGGACCAGAGACCTAGAAGGAAAACCTATTACCAAAGATACCACGATCACAGAAGAAGAAGCAGATCAAATGCTCCGAGAAGACCTTGATACTCGTATAAAGGAAATTAAAAAAGCTTATCCTGATTTTGAATCTTACCCTGCAGAGTTGCAATTACAAATAACTCAGTCTTACTACAGAGGAACCTTGACTCCCAAGCATAGTCCTAAAACTAGAAAGCTTATAAATCAAGGAAAGTTTAAAGAAGCTGCCAAAGAATTTTTAGATAATGAGGAATATAGAACAGCAAAAAAGAAAGGCAGGGCTGGAATCAGAAACAGAATGGAAGATGTAGCACAAGCCCTACGAAATATGGAAAAATCTGTACAAGTGGCCAAGGCAGCTTCAGGTGGAAGGCTGGCTAAAAATCCTAACCCCTATACTCCCAAGGCAATCTAAGATGCC